CATGCCATCGCGTTCGATTCGTTGCCACAATAATTGCTTACCAATCTTGAACGCAACAGCAAGATCAGTTAACGAATACGTCTTTCCATCAACTTTGTAATATTTAATTTCTTGAAGTTCTTTCGCCACATCAATCAATTCAATTGCCGCGTCAACATCAAAATCAGTTTCTCTCAAGCGTTTTAATAATGTCGTTTGAGCAATTCCGGTACGACGACAAATTTCCATTAACGGAACTGTTTCCCCATCAAATTTCAAGCGATGGGAAGTTCGTTGATTCGCAGATTGCTGTCTTGCTGTCGCCCATCGACAATTCAATGGTTCATAATTGCCTTCATTATCAATTCGATCCAATGACATGCCTACTGGTTTTCGACCTATGTCTTCGAGAAATAAATAAAAATCTCGCCATCTGTCGCAGACTTTAATACCGCGACCGCCATAATTCGGATACGGTTTTGATTTTGGATTATTACACCGATACCACATTCCTTTCCATACATTGTGCTCTGTGCATGTCGGGATATCGTGCTTGGCCATAAAAAAGCTCCCTTCAATTTGAAAGGAGCTATTGTTATCCACAATGATATGCTTGTCAACCGCTTTACGGCAATCCTAGGCAAGGTGATTTGTCGTTACGGCAGCGGCGTTCCCGTCTTCTAGGCGACCGCCATAGCGTGCTCTGGATGTGATTAACATCTTATTCCTGAGAGTCAACTCACGTCCCTCGGTTGTCATCTGCATGGTTAAACCAAGCCGACGGTACATTCTGTAGCGAGCGAGGTTGGCGAAGAATCCTTGTAGGTTCGTCATCGTATCGACGATGCTGAACCCGTGATCGAAGATTGAATAATTCTCTTCGTTCATCCCGTAAAGCCGTCGAGCATCGGCGGCACCAACCGGGATGCCCCTTGCTCGACTGTACGTCGTTTCATTCGCAGCGAAACGAAGTCGCGATCGATCAAAGCCCTGCTTGTATCGTTTGGGAACGCCAAACAATTGAGCTTCGTAACCGCCAAGCGTCGCAGCAACACCACCGAACGATACGGCTGTCGTGCCAGCGGCGACCATGATGCCCTCTGGCTCAACAACTCCATCGCCAATTGCGATCTGTTCGTCGAGCCATGCAAGCAGCAGTTCGCCGTATTTGGTTGTGACGTGACCTGCGATGTCGATCGGCGAATCGCTCATCAAGTCCAAACCAATTTCGATCGCTCCGTGAACGACGTGGATAGTCGTATCGAACGCACTGATGAAACCAGCGGTTGCGAACAACGGAATCGCCGTATCGTCGACCACCGAACCAGCGGAAGTCAGCGACATGTTTCCGAGCGTAGCCGATTCAATCCGTCGACCGCGAGTAATCGGAACCATGTTGACAAACGGAGCAAGCTCGCCGAACAACAGCGGAATCGTGATCACCTGATCATCAAACGAGATCGGTGCGATTTCAAGACCGCCGGTCGCGATGTCGTCGATGACCGTCTTGACTTCCATCCCGGTCAACCTGCGATTTTTCACGGCGATCGAGCCGGGATCAGAATCGCAACTGCCGCGTAGCACGCCGCCCCACTTCATTTCATTCATCGCGTACTTCAAAAGTTCCTTGTCGTGATCGGTCAAACGCATCGCACGAGGAACGTTTTTCATCTGCATATTCGCAGTCAATTTCAAGTACGCTCCGTTGACAGCTTTTTCAAGCTCGGACGTACCAGATACCTGTCGCTTACCGGCATCAGTGAATTCAAAAACTGACTGGCCAGCAAACGGATGCGACTGCCCGGTCTTCGTGGTCGACGGATATTGCGGTGCTTCTTTTGCATCGCTGTACATATCCTTGACTTTTTTGACATCCACGTGGAACCCGGTTTTTTCTTCGGCACTGCCAAGGGTCGTATTGAATTTTCCCATGACCGAATCGAGTCCGCCGTCTTTTGCCCACGATGGCAAAGTATCCTTTTCATTCCCATTCCCAGCATTCGAATCCACTGGTGAATCCTTTGATGCGGGCGGGACCGCTGGCGTCGACCTTTGATCAACCAGCTTCTCAAGCAACCGGATCATCTTCGACCCGTTGTCGCCGTCTGGATCCTTTTGCAGTTCTTTGAGTTCTGCAATGGCTAGTTTCTCAGTCATGATCGCATCGGTTGCGGCTGTTTCGATCGCAGAATCGTCCGCATCCTTTTCGATCAGATTGAGTTCGATGAGCTTTGATTTCAAAGCATCCGTGATACGAACTTTCATTTTCCTAACTCCCTAAAACTGTCGATCGGCATCGCCGCATTGGCGATACTCAAAAACTAACTGTTGACCAAAGTACGAAATTCATTGCCGACTTGAATCGAGTCTTGGATTTCCTTGCGAGTAGCAAGTAATTCCTCGACAATCTTCAACTGGTCATCGTCGGCATCAAATGTGATAAATTTGAACAACGCCTTGTACGCTTTGTCTTGGTCGACCCCGTCTAGTTTTTGGAATCGTTTTCGGAACGCGTAAAACGCTTCATCGGATTTTCCATGCTCATGCTCATGCTCACCGACCGGTTCAGTTGTTTCTTCTGGTATTGACTTGTCGATCAGCGTACTCAACGCCGAGATGTTTTTATTAAGCAGGGCGACGTGAGAACGCGACATTCCTTCAGCCGATTTCAATTCGACGAGATCATCAATAACATCGCGAAGCAACTGGATGTTCGCTTTCGATAATTCACGACCACCTTTTGCTGTCAAGTTGAGTTTCTCAAGATGCGTTTTGATCGCATCCAGCCCGACAACTTCATGCGACTTCGAAACATCGCCGACCGTTTCGGTGATCGACATCGCGACGATTGGCTCGTCTTTGCCGTTGGTGTTGATGAGCGATGGATCGATCAGATAGTCAATTTCCGCATCAATGTTATCATCGGCATCAACGTCAATATCATCCTCGCGATTGACCTTGAGCAAAGTGAAACCGGGATAAATTTTATCGACGCGATTATCGAAAAGCTCTTTACCGATCCCACGCATGATCGGCGATTTGAAAGCGTTGCGGCTAAACATGTCGATCACCGCCGCTCGATTCGATGGTACGCTGACCGTCGATTCTTCCATCACTTCAAATTCTTTGATGTCGAACCCTCGCCACGGAACATCTTTTGAATCCGTTTCTCGTTCGGTGAATTTGAGAGGAATGAAACCATGACTGATTCGCAGAACCTTCGCCTCGATCAGCTTCGCGGTGTCTTCAGTTAGCTCATTCATGTCGAGCAGCACGCTGAACACTCGCAGCATTTTTTCAGTATGCGAGTCGACGGCCAACATCTTCCCGATTGGCAATGCCGAAAGATGCTGCCAAAGCAACGGCATCGGCTGGTCAAGCTTCGCCCCGGCTGTGTGCAGGACGTCGCCATCCCGATCTTCGGCGTTCGTGGTGATCACGTTGCGAAAGACCATCAACGCGTTAGTTGGTACTTCAACGCCTTCCGGCAATTTGAACTTCGATAGTGACGCTCCGTCGTCGAAGAAATCATCTCCTGCCTTGGTAGCTTGGTCTGGCTGCTCGCCGTCGCACCACGTGAACGTGTTGTCTGCTCGCTTAATTGCTTCCGCGATGTCGACATCTTTCAAATACGATGACGACTTAACACTGCCAAGATTAGACCAGCCTTTGACGTATTGGCTCGCAACAGAAAGACCGTAACCAAATTCTTTGAAACTGAAATGCTCGACTTGCCGTTTCTTGACTTCGGCGAGCATTTTCATTTGGGCGGCATTAAGTTTTGACATAATTCACTTGACATTCGTGAGGACAAAAATCTTGCAAAGCTTTTCGCAAGCTTCGTCGAACTGCGTTTTGAGGTCTGCGTTAATCCGTCGATTCCGTTTTCGATTCCCGGTATCGATTGGGAGCGGAGCGACGACCGATTCCATGAACGCCTCAATGTCTCGCACGTTGGTCGTGTGTTCGATCAACAATTCAGCTTTTGAAAACTTGACAGCATGACCTTTTCTGGTAGGTCTCAATCGCAATCGCTGGACCGCTCGTTTTGCACCGGTGTGGATACGAAATTTGGCATCATGGCTCATCACGTGGATTGCCAAAAAATCCTTTTCCGAAAACGATCGCATCGAAGTGCCTTCCAAAAAAAAAAGCCAAAACGAAATTAGCAGTCGCTAACTTTGTTTTGGCTTTCAATGATCTGTGACGATCAAAGTTTGCTTAACGGTTGTGATAATAAGCAAATTCAGTAACGCGAGTCAAGCCGATTTATAGTCAAATGTCGGACTGATCGTCCAGCTAACAACGGTTCCGTTGTCAACATTCACCGACAATCTCAGCCATCCGACCTTACGGGTTTCGATCGCATTTGACAGATCGGCTATCCATTCGTTGAAAACTTCGCCAACAGTTTGTAGCGTTTTTCCTAATGTAAGGCTATCGAGTTGACCCAAATCGCGATCATGCAAATCACTATTCAACCCGATCTGACTGTTCTGCACTCTGCCGAGCTGGATCTGAATTCCAATCCTGATCGTAGATTTTTGACAATTTTCGAGTGCAAATTTTATGTGGCGATTGAATTCCGCGAATGACACGATACACGATTCAATCGACCGATCCGTGTCGCTCATTATCGCCGAACGATCTTCTGATGTCGCAGGCATGAATCGTCATACTCCCATGTCTTGCCAGTTGTTCCGGTAGCTTCCGCGAACCTGTTGATCAGGAACTCACCGAATTCTCGAATGTAAGTTTCTTCGCTCCGGTAATGCATGAACTTGCCGAGATCAAATCGCTTCTTAATCCTGACGATCGCATCCGCGAGATCGTGGTGACGTTGCGTGAATCCAGATATCAAACCGCGTTTGGCAATTTCCCTCTCGACTCGTTTTTTGTGATCCAAAAGTTCGTTCACCAAAACGACACAATCTCGGCTCGATCGAAATTGTTGACCGGTCCGTGGAAGTTCACTCGCCATCGTCTTTCCAATCCTGTAACCGTCGATATCGTTTGAATTGATCCAACAGCGGGTTCCCCATCATAATATCAAGTTCGTCACCGGCACTGGCAAGGTAACGAAACAAATAGCCGACGAGTCGAAGCAATGTTTCATGTGGAACATCGAACGAGCAGGTCGTCGCTTCGCTGATGAGCATGTCGATCCGATGACCACAGGCAATCACTTCGTCGTCGTCATCCTCTTGAAGCTCTTCGATCGGATAGACTCGGAATTCTACTGACTCGTCGAGCGATAGTGTGGTTCGGTGAACAGCCTCAAATCCAACATCACCGTCCCGCTCGACCTTAGAAAACTCCACGTCCATCAGGACATCGCCCGGTTGGAGCGTCGTGTCGATTGTATGCTTGCAATGACAACAGTATTCGGGAATCGCGTCTGGAATGTCGGGAACGAGCCACTCCATTTCGCAAACTTTGCAATAACACCATTTCAACGAAACATTGCCGTCATTGTTTTTGAGACTGTTGATTAAGCTCATGATTTTGGTCGACGACCACGTCGCCGCTTTGGCTTGGGAATATCTGCGACAGGTGGCTCAGATGGCTCTGCTTTCGCCTCTACTGGCTTATCTGCCTCCGGGGTGGCATCTGACGCCACATTATCAGTTTGGACGTTAGGCTCGGTCGTAGCGGACTTCGCCGGTTCAGCTCGTTTTCCTCGCTTCAGCTTCACAACCGGTCGTGGTTTGCCAATCGCAATGTGACTATCAAAACTGCCACTTTCAAAATAGTAGGGCAAATATCGCACCTTGCCAAACGTCGCGGCGGCATCGTATAGCGATGATCCCAAAATCGTATCGGCGAGTTTCAGCACAAAGCCGTTTGCTGGACATTTATCGCCAGCATCGATGACCGCCTTGCGAGCCGCTCGATGGCCCAAATAATTTGCGATGATCGAAAATGAATGGCACAAACCTTTTC